TAACAGCAACACGTCTGTAGTAACGGTTTGCATTTACCTGAAGTCTTCCGAGACCCTGATCAGTTCCTTCTGCGAATGGGTTAGCAACTAGACCATAACGGGTCTTGAAGCCAATTTTTGGTTGGAAGGAATTCTCACCAACGGCACGAACCATTTGGAGGGGAACATAAGGACAATAGAATAGTCCTGCATCATAAGGAGTTGCACCTTTAAATCCGATAACATAATACTGCTGAGCAGAAATGTTAGCAGAATATGGGTCAATATAAACTTTATACTTACCATTAATAACACCAGCAAAGGTGCTAGCAGTATCGTCAACATTAAGATTGACATTAAGAGCGGGGGTGTAATCAAGTACACCTGCCATTGTGAGAGCAGAAGCAACGTCAGCGGAACAGATAATCATGTTACCTTTTCCACGACGAGTTCTTTGTGCGATAGCGTTAGCATCGCGCTCTAGTTGGAAAAGAAGACCTTTGAATTTCTCAACAGACCAACGACCATTAGAATCAACGTCGAGATCGAAGATACCAGCAGTAGCAGTATTTGCTTGAGCACCAGCTTCAGCAATTTGATAAACAGTACGAACAACTTCTCTGTTGATTTCCGCAAGGATTTCAGTCGAAAGAATATTTGCAAGTTCTGCTTCAGCATCAAGACCATGAATAGCCTTAAGATCTTGAGCAAGTTCTAACGAATAATTAGCTTTCAATGCTCTAGACTTAGCAGCAACAGTAACCTTTTCAATCGAGAAATTCATCTCGTTGAATGCGTTATTTGCACCGTCTCCAAGTGCCTCAGAGTCCGCTGTGGCCATTGCTTGTCCTACATTGTAGATGCCAGGAGAGACATCATTAAGAAGTGCAGGGTTGTTATTGGTTTGGGCAGCAGTTGTTGCGATACCAACAGATGCTTGTGCAGTATAATCACTTGCAGCAATATCAAAGTTAGCGTCTTGACCGGAGAATCTCGAATCTGGTTCGTTGAAGAATCCTTCGGTTCCAGTAGTACGGTTAGTTCCGTAACGTGTTCTCATTGCAAAGATTAGTCCAGTAGGACCAGTCATTGGCTGAACACCACAAATATCATAAGCAATTAGTTGTGGCATTGAACGTCTGATTAAGGAGATCAGAACAGGATCGAAACCAGCGACAGGACCGGTTGCAGCAGCAGTACCATAAGTACCACCACCAAAACCACCAGTTCCAACTGAGTTAGTTGGGGATGCTTCAGAAAGGAATCCACGATCTTCGCGTAGTGCTCTTTCCTGATTTTCTAGTAAGATTGCAGTAACTCCTCTACGATGTGCGTCCTTGATTGGATCAAGTCCTTCACAATTTAATAGAGGTGCCCATTTTTCTTGCAGATGTTCTGCGTTATACATTAGAAGTTTTCTCCGTTAGTTAAAATTTGTGTGAGTTTATAATTTAAAAATCACTTAATAGAGTATTTTTGAGCTGCTCTGATATACATGTCCATTGACTCTGTAAGAGTTTCTGACTTTGTTCCAAGCATTTCATCATCATTAACCCTAGATTGAGTTACTGGAGTTCTAGAAAAATATGATTCTTTGAGAACTTCCAACTTCCCACGATAGTCCTGTTCACTAATGAACTCAACACTTTCTGAAAGACTTGAGAGTTTTCCTTTTTGGGTCTCTGAGAGACCTCTAGCAACTCCGTGGAAGATGCTATCGGAAACTGATTCACTAAGTCTTTGAGTTAACTGAACGTTTCTTTCGATCTGTTCGTTGAGCTTCGTCTCCATGTCATCAAGTTTGTCTACCATGCTTTCTAGCACATTATATTTTTCTTCAGGGATTTCTACATAATGATCTTCAAAAAGACTCTTGAGTCCAGTCATGAAGGACTCCGAGAGTTCGGATTTAAGTCCGCGCTCTACTTGAAGAGCGTTTTCAGTAATCCATTCACCAGCAACATATTCTAGATAAGAGTCAACTCTCTCTGTCAGTTCGCTATGAATTGCTGCTACGTTTTCTTCAAGTGCTTTTTCGTAGCGAGCAGTAATCATATCAGCAGCTTCTTGAATTTTAGTTCTAAGTGCTGTTTCAAAAATAATTTTTGCGTTTTCTTTAAATTCTTCAGAAAGATCTTCATCGCCAAATAAAGCTTGAATATCTTCGTCTACATTAATTTCAAGTTCATCATTCTCTTCTTCGTACTCTTCAATTTCTTCAGTTTCTTCAGGTTCTTCTACTTCGGAGATAACTTCTTCATCTTCATGATCTTCTTCTTCTGCTCTCATTGCCTGAGCATTAACTACATTCCTTACAGACGCAACAGAAGCAAGATTCAATTTTGCAGAATCATCTGTTGATCTATAATTATCTGGGGTTGGTCCACCGAGGTCAGTAACACTTTGTCCAGGAGTTCCACCAACAAAGGCTCCATTACTCAACATTGGATCTCCAGGTTGAGCGGTTGCATTTACCGCAGATTTGGATTGATTAGTTGCTGTAGGGTGCATTTCTTGTAAATTACTAATTGACATTTAGATCTCTCCGAATAAATTTTAACTGTCTTTATTCTATTATTTATTTATCAATTAAAGATTTTTCAGGTAATAATTGAAGAGATTTAGTAATTTTTCCTCATTTATTTTTTTATCTGAACTCATTTTCATTGTTAATAAACCATTTAAAGTTTGTTCTGCAAGTTTGCCATTTTGCCAAACCCATTCTTTCCCCTCCATAATTCCTTGAACAAAAGCATCAGGTGCCGAGGGATCTGCTACAATATCTGCAGCAGTTGATAACATAAAGTCATCTCCAACATATTTAACGCCATTTCTTTCAACAAGAGAACCAACTCCTCTTGAAGAAACCCCAAGTTTAACTCCTTCATCTAAAAGAGATTTAGCAATATTTCCCATTGGAGTATCAAGAATTTTTGCTTTTCCTATAAAATTATTTCCTTCAGATTTTAAACTAGTGATCATGTGTGATACTCTATGCAAATTTACAGTTGGCCCATCTGGATGTCCAAGTTCTCCTAGTGCTCTACCACAACTGATATACTTATCAGTATATTTTTGAACTTCTCTTTCTAAAATTGGAAATGGATAAGAACGTCCATTCCTATTGGTAACTTCTGCCTGAAGAAAAGGTCCAGTAATATACAAATTAGTTTTACCGTTTTTTTCTTCTCTAATAACTTTAATGGATTCGATCTGTTCTGTAATTAGTTTCATGGTTATGCTTGTGATGTTATTTGAACTTGTGAAATTTGTGCATAACCAGATGAATTTCCAAAAGTATTAACTACCACGGATCTTCTTGCATCAGCATTTCCAGTAAACGCTGCAGCAGAAGAAGTATTAAATGAAACTGTAATTGATTCTGAACCTGGAGTTGCATTTAATGTTGTAATTAATTGATGACTACAGTTATAAGCAGCAACCGAAGATCCAGTAACTGTTACAAAATCTCCGACCAGAAATGGATTTCCAGTGTTTTCACTGAAAGTATAAACAGTTGATGTACCTGTGGTTGCAGCACTCACTCGATTTGATGCAATTCTATCTTTTAAAATTGCAACATCAGATGTTGGAACAAAATAATCATTTCTGGATGTTGTTGCAGTTGCTGTAGATGCAATTCCAACATGAGATGCAACTGATGTTGCAATTCTTAAAAATCCAGTTTGTAATGAAATGGGAATAGATGTTGATCCAGTTCCTGCTAAAATTGCAACCGTAGTTCCTGTTCCTACTGTTTTATGTGCCATTACTCTTCTTCTACCTCTTGTTGTGTGGGATCAAACAATTGTGCTGAAACATATGGTCTTACATCATCAACCATTTGAACCGATCTATCAAATAACATTTGTTTGATATTATCTGCTAAATCCGCAGGAGATGCATCAGACATTATCATGTCAACAAATTCCGAAGTTTCCATAAATTGTTAATAATTTTTAATTATTTATAATTATTTTCTATTGGTATTTTATTTTTCTGGTGTTTTAGTAGATTTAGCCTCTTTTTCTAAATCTGGATCTTTTGAAGGTTTTCCTAATCCAATCTCAAGATCTTTAGTATTTTGATTTTGAGTTTTCTTAACAAGTTTGGAACCAACACCCTTAATATAATCCATTGGCATTCCTGTTGATGGATCAATTGGTGGTTCTTTAGGTTGAATAATTCCAACTTCTTTTTCATACGCCATTTTTTGATCTTCTTCTACAATCTCTTGATCAGTCTGTTTCAAAATATTTTTTCTAATATAATCTACAGAATAATATTTACCTATATGAGGATCCATTACTTGCAAAAGATTCATTCTTTCGTTCATCAATTCTGTTTGTTTTAATTCTGCGAAATGATTATCGTATAAGTAATCATATTGAATATGTTCCCCCATCAAATCCCATTCTTCAGGGGTTACAATATTCTTTAAAATAAGTTGAGTTCTCAACATATCATGAAAAAGATTACTGAATTTCTTTCTAAGTCTTCCTACAAACCTTGAGAATTGAATTTCGTCTCGTAAAATTTCGGAAGATCTTCCTAGATTAAATCCTTGATCTGCTCCTATTCTAGATTCTGGAATACCTAAAGCTCTATAAAGTTTTTTCTGAAAATACTCAACATCAGTTAATTCGCCAAGATTTTGTCCACCGGGAAGTGTGGTAATCTCTGTACCACGACCACCTTCTCTTCTTGGAAGCCAATAATCTTCCAACATACTCATGTGTTTTTTATCATCACGAATTTCTCCTGTGCTAGAATCATAAACTATCTTATTTCGATAGCGACTCATAATTTCTTTAAGATATTGTTCCGCTTTAATTTTAGGAAGATTACCTACATCAATATAAAAAATTCTTCGTTCCGGAGCACGAGACATTCTATAGATAACTAAAGAATCCTCAATCATTCTTAATTGATTAAGTGCCTTAATTGCCTTATGTAAATATGATAAAACATTTTGTTTGTTTCGATCTACAAGACCTGAGGATATATAAGAAATAGCATCTTTAGAAATTTTAATACCTTTTCCATATCCACCTCCACCGGAATTTCCCGCAGATGCGGCTGAATATCCAGTTAATTTTGGAGTGTATACGAAGTATTCTTCAATTTCTGGAAAATCTAAAGCACTATCATCAGTCTTTCCAAAAACATTGTTTATAGATGATGTATTTGAAATATTAACTGAACTTGAACCGTTATTTATTTTCTTAAGTTCTCTTACAAACCTAATTTTCATAGCATCAATATATCTAATTTCTTTGATACCTTCCTGTGGATTATCCAAATCAATTACTTTATGATAATAAATTCTTCCGTCTACATACCAGTTTCTAAAAATTTCATGACATTTTTTATCAAATTGCATTAAATCTTTAACGTATTTAAACTCTTCTCTGATAATTTGTTTAATATTTTCATCTACTCTTAAATTAGATAATTCAATTTGAATTGGGGAATCATTTAAATCTGATACAATTGCTTCATTAACAACATCTTCAATTGCACGATCACACTCTGGATGTAAAGCCATTTCACGATATCTTTTTAAGAGATCATATTCAGTTTTATAAACACCTTCAATGTCTACATATTGACCATAAAAACCACTGCTAATATAATAATCAGACCCATCCTCATTTGATTGAGCAACAGGACTGATTTGTTTTTTAGGTTTAGGAGTACTTTTATTTATTGAAAATCCAAAAAGTCCAGACATAGTATAATTACATTTAACATTGTGTCAAACTATTTATGATCACTGAACTTCGATACCTTTATTGCCGTTATATGCTTCCCAATATTGAACTTGAAGGTCTACAGTAAATTCTTCAATACTGCTATTATCAGCATAAGAAACTGCAATCGCAGAAACATTAGTTGGAAAAACTCCATACATGTGGTATGCTCTTAAGACTGGAATAGTATCAGAACTTTCAACAGCATTATTCATCGCAGCACGTCCAAGTTGATAAACCCAGGCATCTCTTTGATAACTTGATGGATTAACTTCTCCAGCATTATCTAAAGATCTACTTAAATAATTTATCCACCTTTCAAAAGAACCCCTAATTGAAAAATCAGTATCATTAATAACGGTAACTGACCATGGTTCGAATGTTCTGTCTCCAGCAATCTTCAGTTCTCTCCCTCTAAAAGGAACAGAAATTGGACTAATTGTTGAAGCAGGAAGCGAAGATGCTTTGACTAGGAATTTAATTTTATCTGTAATGTTGGTTTCAGTAACACCATTAGGAAGAATGATTGTTGGGAATGCAATTTCGCATTCAAAGAGATTGGCACGAACACCGCCCCCACCCATTCTACCTTTGAAGTTATCTAGAAATCTTCCATCACTGCCAGAGTTTGGAATTTGTTGAAATGACATTTTTTTCTCCGATGGTTATTTTTAATTTATAATTTAAGTTCTTCCAGTAACTTCTTCAAAAGATACTCCAGTTCTGGTAGCAATAAAAGTGAGTCCGATGAAGTTGATACTACGAGAAGGTTTGATATAGATATCAGCTTTAAATTCATTAGCATCAATTACATCAGGAGTATTATTGGTTTCATCACAAATAACAACAAAGTCTTGAATACCCCTTTTAGATTTAACATCACGGAGAAATGGTTCAGTAATATTAATGAAATTTGTTCTAGTAATTGCATCATTAAATTCAAATAGTGATGCTCTTGATGCTCTTTCGATTGACTCTTCAAGAACAAGGAACAGTCTTCTAACATTAATTCTATCAAATGCAGATTCAACTGCAAGTCCAGTTTTATCACCGAACAGAATAATTCCTGATCCTGGTGAATAAATTACTGGATTGATTCTTCTGACATATAAACGATCTCTTTCTGATTGTGATGGGTTGTATGCTAATTTAACTGCATTATTAATAACGCCACGTCTAGTACCAGCAGGTGAGAACCATGCAAAATCATTAATTCCTGTTCTGGCCATACAACCAGCAATATCAGCATTTAGTGGAACATATCTAAATTTATTACTGAATCTATCATACTGATATTT